TTCTACCCAGCCAAAGAAATGGAGAAGGAGCAGATGATTGATTGGTATGCTACGGGGCAGGCAGATACAGTATATATGTATGAGCAACACCTCAACAAAACCTTTAACACCAACGAGGAATGAGAATAGAAACTACAGAACAGCAACCATTGTTTCAGACAATATACCTATACAAGGTTCAGCTTGCTTGGAAGGTTACCTATGGTAAATCATACGTCAACCACTTCAAGGGCTCAGAGGACAGACCATACGAGTTTGTGTCAAGAGCAAAGAGCATAGAACATATCAACGCCAACCCTGAAATCATCTACCAAATGATGGTTCAGAATGGGCTGACAGGCAAAAAGATTAAAGAATTTTATGTCAAGCAGTGCTTTGAACAAAAAGCAATATCAGAATCATTCACACACAAAGAACAAGACTACAACCAAGAATTTACAAAATGAGAGAATTTATATTTGACATAGAAAAAGTAAAAGAGCAACTTTACGAACTACGCAACGATGGTATGAAAAAAGGAGAATGGGTTGGATTCCACTCGCTCTTCGACAAATACTCAGTAAAGCGAGGAAGCACCACCTATGTATACGCAGGTGCACACCAAGGCAAGTCCCAGTTTGGATTTGAGATTATGATGAACCTCGCTGAGTTCTCCGGATGGAAGTGGGCAGTATACTCACCAGAAACAGGAAGCCCTGTAGATGTGTTTGCCGAACTCGCCTGGGTTTACCTTAGAAAGCCATTCCTACTTAACGATATGGTGACGGCATCAGATGAAGAGGCACGGAAGGCCATAGACTTCATCAGCAAGCACTTCTACATCATCGACTCAGGATTGCAGGATATAACCATAGAAGGGTTCTACACGGCTGTTGCTGACATAGAATCGCGATACAATATAAAGATTGACGGCTGCATTGTAGACCCATTCACCGAGATAAAGACGGACGTTTCTTCGGGAGTGAGGGAAGATATCGCCATCGGGCAGATTCTCACAAGGGTAAGGAAGCACTCGGCAGAGCGCGACTACCACACCATTGTAACGGTACACACTAAGCACCAGCAGGTTAAGTACAAAGACGGAATCCCCTTTGTGGATGTTCCGACTATGAACGACATCGCAGGTGGTATGCAGTGGTCCCGGAAGGGTATGATGGTAGTTAGTATCTGGCGCTGCCCCTACGGGCTATGCGACAGCAACGGAGTGCCCTACGAGCCTAATCAGGTAAAGATTTCCATTGTGAAGGCCAAGCCGAAGGCTGTGGGTAAGCTTGGATGGGTATATATGTACTACGACAGAATGACTAATAGATATTACGAAGTGAACCAATTCGATGGAAGCAGAATCTACGCCCAACCTCTCGTTAGTTAGAGAGTACAAAAGGAACTGGGGGAACACTATCTGCCTATTCTTTAACCTGAACATAGAGCAGATAACTTCTGCTGAATTGGATGAGGACCTAAACCTTGTGCTCAACAACCAAGAGTATAAGTTTGACGTATCTGACTACACAGGACACTCCGAAAGGTATGTGTTTTTTAATCCTATAAATGGTCGTCTGTTACTTGAATCTAACGGAAAGAAGAAAGTATATAAATTTGAAGTATCTTTGTTTGATGAAAATGAAAAGTTCTGAAGATAAGATAACGGAAATGTCGAACTCTGTTCGTGATTTGTTGCTGTCTAAAAATAGAGCCTATGGTGACTCGGCCCTTAGCCCTGTTGCCATCTTTGGAAACTCAGACGCTGTAATATCGTTGACCGCAAGGATTGATGATAAGCTTATGAGGATAAAAAATAGGGGAATTAACTCCGACACAGAAGATACAATATCCGACCTAATCGGGTATCTTATCCTTCTGAAGATTGCAATAAATGATGCTAATCAGAAATGAGCGAGAGCTTTTCAATTATCTAAAGGAGGGAAACCTACCTGACCTGGAGACCTGCCGCGATGAGTTTAGCTTTTACGATTGCTACTCTGTCGCCACCAACTCCGACATCGAGCTAAAGTGTCGCAAGACACACTACGATGACCTTCTCATAGAGAAAAGTAAATATGACAACCTGCTATCAAGGGCGTTAGAGTTTCGTACGATACCATTGTACATTAATTCTACGCCCTTTGGTGTTTTTGTATTCAACCTAACGGAGCTACCTGTTCCAGCTTGGGAAGAACGCAGAATGCCAAAGACTACAGAGTTTGCCAACCGAGATAAAGTGACCAAAGTGGTCGGCTATCTCAACATCCGAAACTCTCAAGTGTTAGAGCTTTGGAAGAAATAATCCTAAACCTGCCCAAGCCACCAAGCCTAAACAAAATATACGCTGGTGTTCACTGGGCAACTAGACTAAAATATAAAAATGATTACAAAGCAGCAATTCTACAACAGCTTGAAAAATTTGACAAGTTTACTTGTGAAAGTTTTTGTCTGGATATTAGCTACAATAGTCGTCTTGACATTGACAACGGTATTCTTGTTTCAAAGTTTCTATCTGATTGTCTTGTCCAAGAGGGGTATGTTGCAGATGACACTCCTGCCTATTTTAAAAGAGTTAAGATTGAATTTGACGGGAGCCTACCAAAAAACGTTTATCAGGTTAAAATTAAAATAAAAGGATACGAAGTTTATGGAATCTAAGTATTACACAGACACGAAGACAAGAGAGGCTATTGACCAAAAGCTTATGGAGATGGCATCTCTGTTCGCGAACACAGGTCAGGACTCTACACTCAAGGACATTAAGGATGCGTACAGGAAGGAATGGAAGCTGATGGATGAAATCCAAGAACTCGACCAAGAGTTTGGGAAAATGATTAGACCTTATTCCGACAAAGAATGGACGACTATTACGAAATCTTAAGCAAGGATGAGGCCGACTTCCTTATTGAGCTCTATGAGCAGATAAGAATCCGTGTTATCAACAGAGAGAACGTCACACTCGTTGGCATAGCAAGAAATATGAAGGTGAGACCTTCAGAACTTGCAGACTATATGCCGGAGATATTATCAATGCTTACTTCCTTGGAGAATGAGATACGACAAGGAGCAGATAGAGATTGAGGCGCAGCTCTCGGTAGAGAGTGGCAGGATAACAGAGAAGCTCGGAAGGTTTATACTTGACAGGGCTGGAGAGATAGCGAACTCGTCATTCAAGTCACCAGACAACCAAGAACTTGTGCAGGTGCTAATCGATGAGGGCGTTATGCGCTGCTGCGAGAAGTTTCTGCACTACTACAGGCCAAACGAAAGCGCAGCGAACCTTGTAATTTCTATGATATTCTCGGCTATGTACAACAAGATGACCTCTTTAAATTGGAGCGATGTTTATGGACAAAAAATATCTGGAAAGGTGAGAATTGTAGAGGATGGCAGCATAGTTATGAAGTATCTTCGCTACACCAAAGATGATAATTTAAGTAAAGATTTATGACAATTTATGAAACCTGGGTGGTTGTAATAGCCACCGGATTGATGTTTTCCTACCTGTATATATTTGACCCCTATGTGAGTTTTGTGGAGCAGCGACTAAACTTTAAGCCATTCAACTGCGTATTGTGCGCTACGTTCTGGTTCTCAGTTCTATTCTATTTTGTAATTGGAATTGATATTGTTTACGCACTTTTCTCGCCACTTGTAGCAGAATTTGTGTATCGTAAATTGGTAAATTAATACTATGGAAAAGATTATTTGGACGGCGAGTTGCACTTGCCACGGAGCTTCTTGTTCCTGTAATTATTTGTATAACGATAAAGAAAAACAAAATGCCGATACCGAAACCACTTGAAACGGAAAACAAAAAACAATATGCTGAACGCTGTATGGGCGATGAGGCAATGGTTCAAGACTATCCCACCACAGCACAGCGATACGCTGTCTGTATGATAGAATGGAAGGAGAGCATTAAGGGTAAATAGAAAAGGGGGCGCAAGCCCCCTTCTCATTCACACAAAAAACTAAAACTACTTAGTCAACTTAACTAACCAAATAACCAATAGTCCTGTAAAGATAATCAAAAAAAGCACAGATAGCGACTTTATGCTTTCTGCAAATCGATTTTCTTTTACTACCTGAGTCTTAGTAACAAGCTTTACCGTTGTAAGCTTGATGGTGTCTGATGGACAGACAGCCTTTACCTTGACAAACTTATCAATATATTCAATCTTTAGACTGACTTTTTCTTGATATATTGTTGTGTCTTTGTACAGGAGCAGCGTGTCCGTTAGGAGTCGCTCTTTGGTTACAATTACCGTGTCCCGAACAGTTACACTCTCTAGGATAGGTTGAGCAGTACGGCATCCACTAACTGCCGCAAGAATCGCAGCCGTCAGGATTATCGATGCTACAGATAGGTTGTGGTTTTTCTTCAAGTTCATTTAGCCAGTTATCAAAGTTATTGTCGCTCATAAAGGTACATATTTAGTTTTACCGTTTGACTTTATTGCTTTAAGTTTTTGGTTGCGGTTGCGGCCTTCTCTGTAGCTAACGTGAACCCACTGAGGGTTGCCATTTGCATCAGGAAACTCAGAGATTATCTGGTCGAAGTCTACGTTCGCAATAATCCATTCTAAGAGCTTCTTTTGCCCTCCTGACATCATAAGGTCAGCCGCTTCTCCTTTTGTATGTTGGCTGCTTGATGCCCCACCCACCTTTGAATTGACGGCAGGCGCTCTGAAGGCGCTGGTAACTTTAATTGGACCAAGGGCATCCCTAGCTGGCTGTAGTACGTTAATAGCTAACTGCCGGAGGTTTTCTATCTGCTCTTTGTTTGGGGTGTTATCTAAACCAGTAGAGGTTTTACTAAGCTCTTCAAGGCTGAAGTTTTCCGATAGTTTCATAAGTAAAGTATTATCTACCTTGCCCTCCATAGG